TTTCTTGGTTTATCTGGTCCGCTTTTTCTTTTTAAATTAGCTGGTAAATCAAAGTTTTGCATACCTTGGGCAGAGGTTGTAATCTGAATAAGCGCGCATTCTGTTTTTGTTAACAGTATCATATCGGATAGGTGTTCCACGAAATCAATCATTCTGGCCTCTTCATTTTGTTTCTCCGAATCCAAAGCGTTAGAAAACTTTAATTGTTGAATACCAACTTTTTTCTTGGTTTGAGATCTGAAATTATCATCAATAGCTCTGCTACCGAAGAATACGCGCCTATGATCAAAATTTGCTTGTAAAAGCTCGTTAGCCAGACGAATCCAGCTGGACGTTGGTTTGCGTAAAAATACGTATCTAAAATCACTTTTATTATACTCCGCTTTTGCGGTTAATAAATTTTGCTGATAGTCTTCAGGTTTTTCGAATTCTGTAACCATTGGTTTCAAATTTATATTCGCAGATTTAAATAATTCGCTCTCATTACAAGAATTCATAAATTGAACGCCACCATTATAATCCATGCAAACAGCAACTACGTTAAAATTATTTAAAATATAAAGAAAATATTTAATATGCTCTTTAAGAGCGGTACCAGATAAAGCATAGGAATGAACTAATGTACAAATTTGTTTTTCCTTATTTATTTTCAGAACCTGTATTGCGAAATCATCAGAAGACTCTGTTTCGGACCAAGAAGGGTCAACTGCAACAATATATTCATCTTCGGCATTGCCGCAGACCTCTACGGATGGCAGTTCTCCATCTGGAACCGTACAAAGAGCCATTTTAGAAATTTTAAAGTAACCAGAACTATCGTCTGTAAACTGAGCGCCAAATTCTCGCAAAAACTGCGATTCGCTCATGGTTGATTTCGCTTGATTAATTAAATTTTGATCATAAAGCTGAAGCGGCGCACAATCATAAGAAAATTGCATGATACATCTTCTAGTGCGCTCATCCTTTTTAGGATTAAAAATTAAATTATCATACTGCTCATAAAGTTTGTATAAATATTCAAATTTAAAAGACGCAGAAGATAAAGCTATCAATTTATTATTTGGCCATTGATAACGGTCTTCTTCACTCATTTTACCCTGCTCAATTAATCGACTTTCTGCATTATAAAGCTCTTCTCGTTGCGTGGGATTTTGCACGACTGACAAGAATGGAACGATTACTTCGTTATAGATTCTTTCAGGCATCAGCAAAAACTCGTCAATAATAATTCTATGAAAACGAAAACCACGAAGTTTTTCACCATCACCAAGAGGCAAAGCGCGGATTCTGCTTTTGCCAATTTCCATTACCCATTCGTCGTTTGATTTAGAAACTTTTGTAATACATTGTTTTAATAAATAAGCTTCAGGCTTAACAGAAATATCCTCGATCTTTTTAAAGATCATTTTCGACTGACGAAAAGATCTTGATAAAATACCAGTTTCAATTCCTTGATTTAAAATAGAGTCTAATACAGCGTAAAGACCAGTTGTATAAGATTTGGACATTCCCCGGCTCCATACGCCCAAAAAATAATCCGTTTCCAACATGCTTTTAATAGCCATATGTTGAAATGGAAAAAGCTTAACGCCCGTTATTAAATCCGTAGCAAAAGTAACGTTGTTTCTAAGAAATTCATAAAACAATAATTTAGCCTCTCTTTCTTCAAGGAAGCCATCTATCTTTGCAATATCATCATTGCTTCTAAATAAATTAGTTCTATTTTTTTGATTACCCGTTTCCCAGCTCATGATCTAAATAATACTGAATATCTACATTCCATAGCTTCGGTCCATAATATAATAATTTAGGTATTAAATCTATTGATTTTTCTCTATTGCCCGAAAATAAAAATTGAACACGACGAGGATAACGATGTGTTAGTTCGCGCATATTATGAAAAACGTATTCTAAATTTGTTTTGCGCCTAAATTTTTTATGATTAGAATATATCTCGTCAATACTTGATTCTGTTACAATATATAGATAACCATCAAGACCTACTGCTTTCTGCACCTCTCGTTCAAAACGATCAAAACCAGAAGCCATAGTACCCAAAAAATCGCCTTCGCTTTTCCTATCCACAAAAGTAGAAGTATAAGTTCCATCGCCAAATAAATAATCACCCACATAGAGTTTTTCTATTTTAGTTTTTTTAAATGGAAGTGGATCTCGCTCTCTTGTATCGACCAAGATTTCAAATTGTGGCAATTCCATATCGTTAAAACATTTTGGCATTGGCTGATCAAAAACAGGAGAAAGACCTAATAAATCACAAGCTCTTTTGTAAGATCCAAAATACTTTTTAAAAATACTAATCGGCGGCAACCCCAAAGTTTTTATTTCGTTATGAAATGGAGCATAACTGTATTTTTTCTCCCTTGCCCTTTCTTCTAACAGCTCTAAAGCCTTACTCTTAACCAAATCTTTTTCTCCGACCTTTTCCCAAGTTAAAAATTCATTTAAATCAATAAATTGCCTAGAAAAATAATCTTTCTTATTTTTAAAAGGAATCTGTCTTCTGTAAAATAAAGACTTTCGCGGATAGTATGTACAGTAGTATTCTGCTTGATACATGCCGTGCTTTTTCAAATGTATATGAAAAGCTTTATCGGTCTCAAATTCTCTTTTACAGATTTGGCAGTTGATCATATTGCGTCTTCCTTGGATATGCCAAGAATTCTAGCCTTCCAAGAAGACATTGTTTCTAATTTATCAGCCTCTTCTTTTACCGCTTGCTTTTGCATTTCTGCGATCTGAATCATCATCTTGCGCTCGGCTTCGTCTTGGAAAAGCTCGACCAAATTTAAAATAGAAGCGTTCTTCTGTTGGTGCTGATCTATTCTCTTGGCTCTTTCACCATTTAATTTTTGAATACTTTTATCTATTCGTGACGCGCATTGATTATATTCTTCACTGATTGTTTTTAGAATTTCAGTTAAACGAATTGTCAAATCTTTTTGATCTTGTGTATCATTGAACATTTCGTTTACTTTGTTTTTCTTCATATCAATTTGACGCAAATTAATATAATCCATGCACACATTAATATATAAATTAATTTCGTCAGTCGTTAAATCGGGCTTGTCCCAAATCGAACGCACGAATTCAGCTTCGAACAGATCTTTGTCGGCAGAGCTTGTGTAAGAATCATAATTTCCAATGAATCGGGGGCTAGATAAATAAACTAATAATTTCTCAAGACATTTTCTGTGCTGTAACGACATCTTTTCTTCTATGATATTTTGGCCGCACCATTTATTTACTTTATTTATAACTGTTTTAATAGAGCGGGGAACGGAATACTTTTGATTTACCCCGGATTCATTTTCCACAAGAAAATCTGGATAACGCTCTTTTATATATTTATGTACCGCCCTATATTCTGGCGTGATAAAAATATTTAGATTTTCCAGGCCTTGAAATTTTTGATTAAATAATAATTCTGTGGCCTGCTTAGGAGTAATACCTGTTTGAATGTTTTGGTCAATGAATTCTTTCTGGGTTTGAGACAGAATTTCTTTAACAGGCTTGAATACTTCTTTTTTCTTCTTTGATATAAATCCTGTGCTAATTAAATAATCACGGACTTCTTTAGCTTCTTTTGATCTACCATTTAGATCTTCGCGGCTATGCAAGAGATTTGCGATTACGATATAATCGTTTAAACCTTCTTCTACCTTTTTGTTAATAAAGATTTTATTTTCTTCGTTTAACATAATTAATCTGAAAAAATGTCATTATCTTGAATTAATTTTTGAGCTTTTATGTAAAGCATCTTTTTTAAATTTTTTATTTGCTTATAGCCCGCTTTTCTGCCTTTTTCTCTTGTTTTGAATTTTAATATTTTTGCAATCTGATCGTCGGGTAAACAATCTATAAAAAACATTTTGTATACCAGAAATTGTTTATCTGTTAGATTTGACTTCATTAAATTGTGCAATTTGTTTTCTGCGCTTTTATAATCATGCTCTTTGCTGGACTCAAAATTTAAATGATAATTTTTATGATTTTCTAAACTAACAGTCATTTTTACATCATAAGCGGGCTTTTTTACTTTTTCCCATTTAGCATATAAAGGACATTCATTACATTGCGTTTTGCTTGCAGTAAAACCACAAGCGTTCTCGCAACTATACTCTATACCCTTGCTGTTATTAAACGGGCAAGACAAACAAGGTTTGGCAAAAGAGG